ACCTAATTGCTCCACCAATCTTGAAATATTTACAACCTTGTTTAAGTGATCGATCACGCTCCAGTGTTGCCCCGCTCACACCCCAACGACGCTCAAGATATTCTTGGTCCACAAATACCGGCTCTTGATCTAGTGCTTGGCAGCAGTGCCCACACCGAGGACATTCAAAGTCAAGGTATGACTTATCCTTCTGATGTTCGTTATGATCGCCGCTCATTTATCCACCTCCAATAACATCTTCTTCATCCGCTCGACTAACCACAGCACGGTGCCGCCATCAGAATAGGTTGACGCAAAATATTCTTCTCCGTCTGTTGTCCAGCCCATGATGACGACCCCTTCCAAAGTTTCTTTCGCTGCATCAAGTACCCTGTCTACGGGTAAATCTAGTTTCGTTATCCCCGTAAAGTTAATGACGTTGCTCATGCTCTATCTCCTTCTCTATCTCTCCAACTGTCATTGCCTTTGGTACGCTGCTCGTACACTTCCATCAGCAGTTCCGCTGCTTCTTTAATCTTGAACTTCTCTGTTGTGCAGTGGTGAGGTAGTCCTTCGGCATAGCCCTCAAGCCATGCGGCAAGCATGGCGAACTTATAGTCAGGACTCATTCCTCACTCCTCTTCATGAAGGGCGGTTCCTTTTCATCGCCTAATATCCGTGCAATCTCACGGTCGATATACCACCGTGCTTTGCGTAGGTCTTCAACCTGCTCGCCTTTCAAGCCAGCTCTCCAAAGATATTTAACAGCATTGCCTATACAGAAATTCATGTGTTCGGTAATCTCTATACACTCCACCCCCGAGGGGTGGTTCGTGTAATGTTTTGGATGATTGACAGGGTCGTTCATGCTTTGTGCCCCTCTCGTATTTTCATAATGGCTTCAGCCACCAACGCTTGTGCCTCGCGCACAATGCTTCGTCTTCCTTTGAGCACACCAAGCAAGTAGCCCACAAGGAACACACTAATCCAAGTTACAAAATCTTCCATCCTTTCACCTCGTCTGTCCAATGTCTTTTCCACAATTGCATCGTCGTAAGACGTGCGCCTACTTCAATCATTTCAGTGGTGCTGTAAGTTTTCCGTTGATGGTCTCGTCCTGGGCCTACCCATCTATGTGACTTACCATAATCAGGCATGTACGGCACACCACGCAAAATGAACACAGGTTGCGTTACCGTTTCTGCTGGTTTATTTAGATTCATCATCGACATCTTGTATTCTCCTTTTAAGCATGGCATCTGCCACACGGTATGCAAGATTAGAAAAAGTTTTTTCTGGGTGTTTGCTGTATCCCGTATACTCACTATTAGCAAGTATTCCTGTGATGGCAGCTTTGGCAAACTCATCACGCAAGGCTGCTTCAAACTTCTCGGCCTCTGCAAAATCCTTGTGCATCCGTTCTATTTCCTCGTCTGTCATGCCTACATATACGGGATTCTTCCGATTACTCATTTCACTTCTCCGTGAAGTCTTAATTTGATGCGCTCCATGTCCAGATCTGCGATACGCTTACGTTCAGCTATCACTTTAGGATCTTTCCACGGATAAGGTTGTTTAAGAAGCCGCCACTGCCGTTTGAACGTTTCTAGTACGTTTGTGCTTTCGCTTGTTGTTTTTATCTGCATCTCTTTCTCCTGTTATGTTAAATGGATCGCTGTAAAAAGGCTCGGGTAGGGTCACCCTTGCCTTGGCAAACTTTTTGGAATACAAACGGTCTTCTTGTTTCTGAAATAGCTTCTCCTGTTTTGTAGGTTCCATCGTTATGAATTTGTAGTGCCGCTCTGCCGTGATGTACGGCCTGTTGGGATCTTTCTTTAAGAAACTCTCAACACAACCCCACCGCACAAGTCTGGTCATAACAGCGTAAACAGTGCTCTTATCGAGCTTCGTCTGCAAGGCTATGTCCCTGACAGTGGGCGGCGTCGCCCGCTTCTTCACATACTTGAGAACTTTGATCTGTTTATCGGTCAGGGGCTGTGGGGTCATCGGTTCTCTCCTTCAACCATAAGATGCAGCAACGTGAATGAAACAAGGCTTCCTCTGCGTGGTGCAGTGCTTGCTCATAACGCCCTTCGTTAACATGCATGTACACATTTTTGAGTGCAGTGTTCACTTGCATGAGGTGTTTGCTTATATCTTCCATGATGTTCCTAGAATGGTGCAAGGGGTACGTCTTCTAAGTCCTTGGTCTTATCCTTCCGATAAGCCTTGATGTCCTTGCGTTTGACTGTGATGTAGTCAGGGAACGGCCACCCGTCCGTGCGAGGAACCCTGATTAAGAGTTCACCCGCTCGTGATTCCTTAACGAAGTAGCCAATCTGACCTGTGGATTTAACAACGACCTTAGCGGGTGCGTCCAAGGATATAAGTCAGACGGTTGTGGATTTCACGCAAGACGTGCATCTCGCGGGTCAACTCATCAAGCTCTTGATTGACCAAGCGAAGTTCTTCTTCTACTAGAACTTTTGCATCAGCCGCAACGGGACGTACGATAAGGTCAGACACATCCTCGGGGGATTTAATATTGACCTCATCAACTACCGCAAACAACTGCCCGTCTTTGTGGATGCGGCCTTGTTCAACCAGACGTGTTAGAACTTTATAAATAGTAGACGCTCTAGTGCCTAGTTGCGCTGCAACGGTTGAGGCTTTCATACCGCCAGACTTACCTAACATCTTTACAACTTTATCGTCATATATAGACTTACGCATTTACTGCTCCTTTTAGATAATGAACTAAGTGAACTACATTTTCCTCATTGATAACCAGACTCAGACCGCCACACTTCTCGATCTGTTCAAGGTTATCCAACTGTAGTGCAGTGGGCCTTTTGTTGCCCGACTTGCACTCGATACCAATAAACCTTCCGTTAAGACATACAAGAAAGTCAGGTGCGCCTGACCGACCAAACCCGCTTGTCACGGGTATGACGTAGTACGCACCAAGCGATTCCAGTACATTCTTTACTGACTTCTTGACTTTTGATTCCGGTGTGCTCGCCAATAGAATTCCTCCAAGTAAGGCAACGAAGGTTCTGTTGGTGCTAGTACAAACCTTCCATCACCACGGTTATAAACTCTGTACTCTATTACAGATAACTCATTATATTGACCTCCTTTCAAATAAGTCAAGTCTTTTGTTGGGATGACTACAATAAAAAGTTCCGATGTGACATACCACCCTATCTCATAGAAATTACTGTGTCTAGGATGGTCATACATACTCGTCATAGATATGAAGTCTACGTTTGCATCTGGCGATTCCTGACCCGCACGTATCATGGTTATCAACGATTTAATATTGTCTGGTAGAGTCTCTGGGGTAAAGATGCGTACCATCCTGTCCCCAACATAGACTTCATACTTCCCATTGATAAACGCCACCGGAACACGATGATGGTCAGACATAGTCGCATGTTGTATCGGCGACAGTCTGGTTCTAACATCCTGCGGGTTTCTCATCTGATGGCCCCTTTGCAATAAGAACGAAAGCATCTCTTTTAGTGACATTGTGATTGTCATACCGAGTCACAATGTCATAGTCCTCAAAGAAGTTGTCCGTCAGGGGAAACATCTTACTGATAGGTTGAGTTTCTTCTGCCGATTCATATTTCCTCAACTCATTCTCCGCGCCAACACGCCACATCTTTAACAGCGAAGCAGCGTTGTCAGGTAGATCAGAAACATCATTGACGATGCGCCAGTCCTCAACAGGTACATACATCATGTGCATACCCGCCGCAGTACTTATCTCCGCTTTACGCACCTCGGCAAAGACTACGGGAGATCGTTCTGACAAGTAGATTACATAGGCATTGTCGAAGTACGTGAGCCGCTCATTAAGCGCACTACGCTTGGTTTCTCGATCCACAAGTTTGACCATCCCCTCCTTGCATATATTAAATACTTGCTGAGAAATTGGATCCCCGTTAATGATATGCCGTGTGATGTTTTCACAATCGCTTGTATCGAAGTTTAAGTAGAACCCACCATCAGTACCCTTAGCCAGTTTGTTACGGACATGATTCTTAGTGTGTTCGTACATCCTTGGTAGGTTGCCATACAGCTCGTTCAGCTTAGGCTTGAAGGCTGGCACTTCCTTCTTGAGTTGTGACATCAACATCTTCAGCAATCTGGATTTGCGTGTTAATCGACTAAGCTCGCCTCGACCTTTCTCCTTCTTGATCTTATTGTGTACGACGTTGTAGCAGACATGAACGCCGTCATCATTTCTGACAGTCTCAACAAACGCCAAGCCGAACAACATGCCATTCGGATAGATAAGCGACATGCTGTCGAACCTGTAGTTGTACGGATACACCCCATAGACGGCATGTAGCTCAGACACCAAGCGAGTAAGGTACTCTGACTCGCGTATAAATTTCTCAGCTTCAGGCTGTATGAATCGATAAATTGACATGATTAGTTCTCCTGTTTATCTGTGTGAATGACATACCCCCAGTTGCCTGACGGTATGGGTTTACCTGCTTCGATGGTCTCTATCTTGAACGCTTGCTCTTGCTCATAAATATCATCCAAGATATGTTTCCTAGCCAGTTCAAAGAATCTACTTCTGTTGTTATCAATCAGCTCGTACAGACGGTGCGGACGATGCTTGAAAGTCCAAGGCACGCAGTTCATCTCGACTCTTCTCACGACGCGTGAATACATATCGTTGTTACCCAAGTTGTAGTTAATAGTTGAACTCAAGCCGAGGGTCATATCTTCAACAATGTTCTGAGCACTTGCGGCCATGAAGAACCCCCTCGCGGCCTTGAACTCATCTTCGTACTTTTTCCGTATCAACTTCGTGAGCTTTGTGTCAAGACGTTTTACGTTAACGTAATAGTTGCAAGACTCATGCAGCCTCAGATCATTCAGATAAACACGTAGGCCAGGGAATACTGGATGGACAACACTACCGTTTTTCCCAAGCTGTGAATATCTGGTCAATGGTCTGTTAGTAAGTACCACCCCACCCCTACGTGAACTACTAAATAAACAAAACGACGGAAACAAACGATTGAGCATCACTTGATTACCGAAGTATGGCTTCAATCCAAACGTGAAGCTGTCGTCTGTATGCACGTAGCCAAGCACCTGTTCATTGAGCTTGATCGTGACCGTGCCCTTGTTCTCGACGTAGTAGCGTCGACGACCGTAACGACGATGGCCCAGCGGAAACTCTTTGCCACCTGAGCCAGCGTAGGGTTTGTTCACCACTGTTTCTAGGCGTGGGGTTTCGTTTTGGTAAAAATATCTTCTGACTAGAGTTTTAAAAGACGGGTTCACAAAGTCCGCGTGTGATACACGCGGCACGATATCTGCGTAGCTCATAGTTTCTCCTGGTTTAAGGCGACGATATTTCAGGCCGAACAACTTGTTCAGCCCAGGTAAAAGTTCCTTGAGTAATTGCTTTCTAGTAATCATTCGTCCATGAAAACCTTCTTGCCGACAGGTACGGTCAAGTGTTTGTTCTGTGTGATAACCCACAGCAATGGGGCTGTGTGAGTCCATCTGATGTTGGGTTCGACATGACCATCGGTGAAGAGGATGACGCACTCGGCATTGATGTTTTCCTTAACTAGGTATTCACTGACGCATGAAACTCTAGTACCGCCGCCACCCTTGGGCTTGAGCATATGCTGAAGTCCTGCATAGTTTCCCTGAAACACTTGTTCGCCATGCGTTTCTGCATCCCACCAGATAACTCTGACTTTTTCTGGCTCGACCGTTTCGCAGATAGAGACCAGTTCTGTAGCGAACGCGTTCAGCTCCTCCCCACCTATTGACCCGCTCGTATCGATGCCGACCACGATCTCACCGACAGTCTCACCCATTGCGACTGGGATATAGATGTCGTTTGCGACCATGCGACGGTTGTACCTACGCCAAGAATATTCTTGCTTACCTACGCAGATAGAGCTGACGAACTCTCGCAAGACTTCCTTCCAGTCGATCTTGGCATCAAGCAAGTTGTCGATGTGTCGTGGTTTGTCCCCGCCAAGTATCCCTGCAAGGATGCCGCCTTGACGCAACGCACCATCGATCTTCTCGCCTAGCTTCTTGATCTCCTCTTCGCTCAACTTCTTGAAGTCATGCTCGTCCATTGGCTTCTTGTCGTTGCGTAGCATGTCATCGATGTCAGTCGGCTCGCGGTTGTTGTTACCCTTGAGTTGGCCTTCATCGTCAGGTGAACCGCTATCTTGCCCACCCTCGTCACCTTGTCCACCGCCTTGCTCCTTCTCTTGGTCTATCCTATGTTGTTCTTTCTTCAGATAGTCATAGACTTGCGTGACACTCCAGTCACGGAACATAGGATTCCACAGCCAGCCTTCCCCGATCTGAATGTCTGGTGTGTTCCAACGTACGATGATGTCATTGACGACAAAGTCTGCGGCAAAGTTCGCAAGCCTTGCGTCCTCTTTGAAGATGTGCATGTAGTGGCTAAGGTGACGTAAGTACTTGTGACCAACCTCGTGCATGATCGTCGCACGGAGTAGTGGCTCATCGCATCTCTCAAGATACTTCTCACCATAGACCACGTTAACGCCATCGGTGTAGGCAGTGGATACCTTCTTGTCCACCTTCGACTCACCCATCACGATGATGCCTGAGAACAGCATAGTCTTCTCGTGTTTCATCAAGAAGATGTGGTTGCGTTTAAGCCTCTCGGCTTGAGATTCTTTCATAGCTTTCTCCTGATAAAGAGGGGGCAACGCCCCCGTGAATTACTAACCAAGCAAGTGATGGTTAGCGATAGACCACTTGGTCACTGTCTCGTTGTAGCGAGCCAGTCGAGCCAGCTTTGAGCGAAGCAAGATCACAAACCACAGCGTCTGGATCTCGACTTGCTTGATGCGATTGACAAACATCTGAAACTTGTTGAGCTTGTCCTGCGAGTCGATGTGATCGAGAGCCTGGAAGATCATCAGCAAGAGCGGCGCAGTGTCGTTCTCGTCTGGCATCTTGATGCCCATCGGATCTTTGATGATGTTGTCAAACTTCTCAACCTTAGACTCCATCTGTACGAACGCAGACATATCACGGCCACCCCTCTCGCCAATCGTGCCACACAAAAGCCCAAGCGTTACTGCTTCTGGCAGCTTCGCTCTGATGATGGCATCACATTTCTCTAGTGAACGCGGCGAGACAAAGGACATCGAAGGCTTGCTCGGATGAAATATGTACGGATTGTCCTGTTGATCTGGGTCAAGGTACGACTTCAGCATACGGGGGTAGACCGCTACCGTAGCCTTCACGATGGGGTGAATGTCTCTGTCCTGTGCCCATATCAACCACTCCTGCATACTCGGCTTCTGCATCTTGACGATGGTCAAGCGATTGGCAGTGTGAGCTGGCAACACATCTCCAACACCATCACTGGAGTTGTTCGACGTAGCGAGCACATACGATCCTGGTGTAAGCGGCCTGTCACCGACCGTCTTCTCCAAATACATTCTGGTATAGATCGGTTGCAAGAGTTTGGGAACCTTCAGCGCCTCGTCGATAAGCACAACCTTGGGACGTGGGTTGTCAAGGTTGAACAGACTCGACACGTAGTACTCCATCGACTTAGTCGTATGGTTGGGTATCGCTGCGGCCAAGTCCATCATCTCTTTGTTGGGGCCATCGATGTAGACGTAGTCGTACTTGTCATCTTCAAAGTAGTCACCCACCTTGCGCCACTGATCGCCGAACATCTCAGCGAGTCCACGCAGGATAGAAGTCTTGCCGCACCCAGGCTCGGATAAGACAAGGACAGTGTTGGTCTGGCCGATAGCGGCAATAGCTTCAGTGGTCTGGCTGATAGTCAGGGTTGGATAGGTTGTAATTGCAGACATGATATTTACCTGTGTGATTAATGTTTAATGGTTGAGTGAACTGCTGATTAAAACTTCATGCCAAACTTCGACAGGATGTCATCCATACCATCTTTGACTGTAGCCTTCACAGCCTCAGAGTCACGGATGTCTTCGGCGGTATAGTTCGCAAGCACCTGTCGAGCCTGCTTGCGGATCGCCTCGATCTTCGGATCTTCAATGATGTTAAATGTTGCCAAGGTATCAATCAGCTCCCTGGCCCCCTGTATCGTAGACTCGTACACCTTGGGTCTACGCTTACCCTCTTCTGGTTCCGAACAGGCATGAGCAATCCTCTCGATGTAGTCCAACAATTGTTCACACGATGCGGCCATGATCTCGTGGATCTGATCGTTCGCTTGTTGTGAGTAGTACTGATTCATATCCTCAATGATCTCTTGAGCCACAGCACAACGGAAGTCTGCAACAGGCACAGGTGCAATAAACAGCTTCATGCTGAAGCGATTCCGTACCTCCTGCTCAGACGGGTACAAAGTCTTGTCAAACATCGTGCCCTGACTGAACGCCATCTGTGCAACGATTGAGGGATAGTGTGCGACAAAGTCATCTACAAGTGTGGCATGTTCAGTCTCAAGGTCACGGTACTCGGCCTTGGTCTTTTCAAGGCGAGCCATTGGCAACAGTCGCTGACTGCCAGCCCAGTCGTAGCTCAAACGCTTGAGCCAGTTGTAGACAGACTGACGATGCATGAGAATCTTTTTGTGACGGGGATCACCAGCAAGCAGGTTCTGGATGAACTTGCCAGCCTCACGGTCAGCGTTCTTTGCTGACGTAATCTCATCAGAGACAGAGCGATCTTGTCTTGTCGCTGACCAGACTTTCACCTCCACGTTAATGAGTAATGAGGCAGTCGCCAAAGAGATTAGATAATCGGGTTTCTTAAACATGATAACTATTCCTGTGTGTAAATACTGTGTTAGATGATATTAAGACCAATGAGTAGAACTAAACAGACTGTAATAAAAAACATACCCCAACCAACTAGAACTTCACGCACTCGTTACCTCCTTTTCATCTACAAATTTTACTTCAATATCTCCGTAAGCACTGTGAGAATTTGTAAGATACTCATCTATCATTTTATCCTCAGCAGAGTTCTTATCATATGCCTCTACTTCTACGTGCATCTGATACGTGACTGTTACTACGCCTTTGTATTTCCTTATTCCCACGGTTCTCTCCTTTCTTGGTAATGTGCATTGAGCACCATTTGAATATCAAAACTGTTGCCGTACATGTCCATCTTGTGTTTGATTGCATACTCAAGGGCTTCCTTCTCGGTGTCGAAGAAGCCGTACACATCTGCGGGTTCGTGTGGGAAGTAATTGAGGATTACCCACTTGCCCGTTTCTTCGTCGTTTTCCATTTCATCCTCCAGTTAATTGCTAATCAAACTCTGCACCGTCGTAACATCCTGCAAAGAAATGCGGACCGACGAACGCTCGCACGTAACCCACAGCCCATCTGCGGGTTGGTTTAGAACAGTCTTGTCGCCACTCCTTGTCAAGGCGTGACGTGGGCCATTCACGCTTGGGTTTCTCTAGCGCCCACGCCAACATCTTTCGCACCGTGGTGCGTTTGTTCTTGTAAAACGTTTTCTTGGTTCTCATTTCACGCTCCATGTGATGCGTTCGTTTAGGGCTTTGCGTTGTTTCCAGTAGGGCAGTGCCCACGCAAGGTTTGTCTCTACGACAATCAACTTTCTATTCGAATACACATACATCCTCATTTCATCTCCTTGATGGTGCGGTCAGTGCAATTTCAGTCAGCTCGTCGCGCAGCTTGTACTCGTCGTCGTAGGTGAACCCCTCAAGCTCATGCCAATACACGCGGTACTCGTCAGCCCTGTCGTAGCAGTGCATGATGCTGTACTGGTCAAGCTCGCAACGCAGTGCGTAACAGACACCTCGGTCGGCATCCACCATGTATACAACCTCTGGGGTTATCTGCTTTGCGGCGATGCGTTGACCGTGCTCGGTGTAGCTTCGCCCACTGTTGAATTTGATTGTGTTGGTTTCCATTTCACGTTCCAGTTAAATGTTATTTAAGAAGCTCGTCAGGCACGTCCACCTCATTGGTGAACTGATCGCACAAGTTTCTTGCGACATAGCACCTCATCGCGGCAATCAAAGGGGTTGTGCCTTGGCCTTCTGATAGCATCACGCCGCCGAATCTCTTGTCTTCGTGCTGGATGTTGGCAACCCATGTGCCTTCTTCCACGCCCCATGTGCCGTCCCAGCGTATGAGTTCGATTCTCTCGCGTTCGATGATCGGGCCACCTTGTATCCACAAGGTTGAAGGCGACACCGGATACTCCCGCCCGTAGTCGTCGTAAGCAAAAGGGAAAGGCAAGTCGGCGTACTTTGCCACTGCCCAGTCGAGGGCAGCACCTGTTAGTTTGTATACCTTGATCTTCATTTCATCCTCCAGTTAAATGTTATTTAACAAGGCCACCCTTGTTGTTGAGGCCAGCAAGCAGGTCTTTGCTCGTGATGAGCATGTAGTTGGATTTGTGCATGGGGGCAACGCACCAGAGCTTGCGGGCTTCGATGCTGTTGAGTTCGCGGCAGTCCCAACAGATACCGTTGTGGGTGTCGATGGGGTCGAGCAGATCGTGGCCGCAGTCACGGCAGTGCATGTAACGGATCATAGTGTTTACCTGATAAGAGTTTGTGGGTGGATTCACGTGGGCGTGAATCGCTAACTACGCGACAACAACTACTGCGGTACTACATTATTATTATACCACAATTATGTTCTAACACAAGGCTTATAACTAAGTTTTTTCAGCAGAGGATTGGGGGCAATTAGCGTTCTGCATGTTCCAAGGAAAAAAGGGGGGTTGAGAACGTTGGAACGTTGACGTGCGAGTTTGTAAGTTATTGATTTAATTAAATAAAAAAGAGTATATTTATAATATATATAGTAGTAGAGGGCCGCGTTCCAGCTTTTTAGGGTATAAGTCCCCTTTTGAGCAAAATTAGGGGCGGACGGGTTTTGCAATTGCCGAGGACGTTCCGATGCCTGACTCCAAACGGCGATCCCCCCTCATACCTCAAAAACCTGGAACGTTGGAACGTAACGCTGTAAGTACTTGATTTTAAAAGGCGAACAACGTTCCACGTTATAAAATTCACTCGAACGTGAATCGCTATTTAGCAGAACGTAAAAAAGGGTGTTGACAAAATTTTATTTTGTATGTATGCTTCGCTACGAAGCATACATACAAAACCCCGAAAGGGGTTTTTTCACGTCCGCGTGAAACGCTATTTAGCGGGGTACATCAATTTAAAATGAAATCTGAGATAGTTAAATTTATCAATTTAAAATGAAATCTCAGATAGCCACGCACACACAGCGCGCCCACAGAAAAATAACTGGCTTCAATTGACAAGGCCAAAAAAAAGTGCTACCCTGCTTGCAGGGTAGCACCGAAAGATTACCTGACCGACCAGTATGCCGCGATTCTGCGTTTGGTCAGTTCAACATTGGCTGATGGGTCATTGCCACGGGCATCAGCATTACGGACACGTTCAAGCATGGTGTCCATTGCCTTCTTTTCAAACTCTGCGAAGGCTAAAGCCTGGACACGTTCAGCCTTTATGCCAGCCCTTTCTTTCCAAATCTTCTTAGCCTTGCTAATCAAATCACCTAGGCGATTTGATACGTAGGCGTTTGTGTCTGTTCTCAAACCTTGGATTAATTGGAACCTGACCTTGTCTGAGGTTTTCATCTCATTTAACATTTGCTGGGTTACAGCGAACGCCACGTTCACGTTTAACGCGAACTTTTCAACGTTCAACTTTTCTATTTCCTTGGCAGACTTTTCAACATAGTTGCCATCAACAATGGCGAACAACCTTTCAGGCTTGATTGTTTCCCCATAGTGAAGGATATAACCTTCACTGAGTTGATCGCGCTGTTCTTTTGTGAATTGATCGCCACGGGAAAGGTCAGGGTTGCCAAGGGTCGGGATCGAGGCCATTGCATACCTTGCAACATCTTCAAGATTGCTGTTGATTTTGGCCTGTTGATACCCTGCGTCACGCAATGATTTGATGTTCATAGTGTCATCCTAGAAAAAATCGGCCACGGGATTGTGTCCGATGAAATACTTATACCCTTGTCCGATGATGTTGTACAGCATTTCACGGTGGCGTTAACCGCTAATTAGCGGCACGCTCGCACAGCACGCGCACAGAAAAATAACTGGCATCAATGGGGCCAAAAAAAGAGCAGCAAGGCCGAAGCCCTGCTGCTCTAGTCTTACTAGCTCGCTGCTTTGAACGCCGCGATCTTTCGCTTGATCAACTCGACATCCGCCGTCAAGTCGTTGCCCCTAGCGTCAGCGTTGCGTACTCTAGTTAGTATGTCGTCTAGTGTTTCATCTAACCAGACGCCGAACACTTTCGCTTGCACTCGCTCTTTTTTGACGCCTAACTGAGCGCGTCGGATCTCTTTTGCTTTGCGTATCAAGTCGCCGATACGATTACTAGCGTAAGCGTTAAAGTCGGTACGCAACTCTTGGACTAGTTGATACCAAACTTTGTCATTCGACTTGAGATCGTTCATCGCGGCTTGCGTTATAGCGAAAACACCATGAACGTCAAGCTTTCGCTTTTCACCCTTGGAGCTTTCATAATCGCTGTCGTCTTGCGATTCGACTAGGTTACCGTCGGCGACTTTGAAGTAGCGCGGAGGCTTGACCGACTCGTTGAAGTACACCATATAACCAGAGCGAAGTTCTTCGCGTTGCTCTTTGTTCATCTGGTCTTCGCGGCTTGCGTCAAGATCGCCAAGAGTTGGGATGCGCGACATGGCGAAGCGAGCAATGCTGAGGATGTTCGACTCAGTCTTGCCTTGTTGATAACCAACGTCGCGGAGGGATTGCAATTTAAAGTCTTGCTCGACTTTCATGGGCTTAGCCATAGTGTTTCCCCTTTGGGATGAAATGTCGGAACCCGCCGACTCGGTACTAATACTTATACGCTTGCGCTATGACGTTGTCTAGGATCTCACGGTAACGTGAATCCCTAATTAGCGACGCGCACACACAGCACGCGCACGGACACATAACTGGCATCAAAGATGATGAGCCAAAAAAAGAGCAGGGGCCGAAGCCCCTGCTTGGTTATGCTAGCGTTGCTCTGCTAGCTACTAACCGACCGAACCGCGTCGTGATCCGCACGATGTGCGGGCCGAAGTCAGTGCCGTAGCACCTCATCCACTCAAGCGCATCGGCTTGAGTCCAAGCACGATGTACGATCTTGTTGTCATTCTCAAGATCGATAACCTCTACTCGGTAGGGTTTAGCGGCGGCGCGGAATGCTTGCTTGAGCAAGCTAGTGACTTTGACCATGATGGCCTCCTGTCATGTCAGACTCCCTCTGACTTGGGTTATGGGTCGTTTCCCATGACTTTACTTATACCTAACCCCACGGCCTTTGTCACGTATCCCACGGTAACCCCACCCGCCCCCCACCCCCTGGATCGGCCGCCTCGCTCGCACCCCCCTACACCCCATAATTTGCACAAACGATTTATAATTTTTCAAATATAGAAACACCCCCCTTGTCTTTTAGGTACCATACGTTTACATTACGAACCTATGCCAACATATATGTTAGACATAGAACCCAATATCCCCCTGCCCGCCAACGCAGCAGAAGCCTTACCCCCTATGACTCCAAAAGAAGAATTGGAAGTCAGGGCGAGAACTATAAAACTTATATCAGATCTCCAAGGCAAACCAATACATCCCAGCGATAAAGATAAAGACGAAGCTCGCGCATTGGCTAAGAAAATGGTTGAAGACCCCAGAGGACATATTCAATTTAGTAATTACAAGAATGAAACCCTTGCATACCTAGCTGGTATGGTGTCCCAATATGATCAAATGATTGTTAGGGATCTTGCTGACTTTAAAATATTTGTTGTTAATAAGCTTGTTGAACAGACTGAATCAGGAAGTGCCAAGGATGTTATTGCGGCATTGAAAGCATTAGGCGAAGTTGATGGCGTAGATGCCTTCAAGCGTCGATCAGAATTAACGGTGCAGGTCAAACCCATCGATCAGGTGGAAAAAGATCTGTTGGCTAAGCTGGAAAAACTTGAGCGACTCACCAAATACGCCGATGCTCAAGACATAATTGATGTCGAACCAACTGAAACTAACACCTCAGAAGATAGCGGCCCTTAGAAGACTATTGCCTCATGCATCTCCAGACGAAAAACGGGAGATTTTGCGGGATTTAGAGTTCTGGGAGTCCAAGCAAGCCCAATCGCTAGGGCAAAAGAAGCTATTAGCCTTCGCAGACCACGTATACCCAGGCTATAAAGTAGGCCCACACCACAAAAGGCTGGCTAAAATCTTTGAAGATATAGCCAACGGGGTCAAAAAGCGGGTAGTTGTGAACATTGCACCCCGCCACGGCAAGTCAGAACTCATTTCTTACCTAGCTCCAGCTTGGTTTTTAGGTAAGTATCCACATAAAAAGATCATTATGGCTTCCCATACGGCTGATTTAGCCGTAAATTTCGGTAGAAGAGTCCGAAATTTGGTGGCAAGTGACCCGTATAAGCAAATTTTCCCGCAGATCGAGTTACAACAAGACTCAAAATCGGCCTCTAGATGGGGTACTAACTTTAATGGCGAATATTTTGCTATTGGTGTTGGGGGTGCTCTTGCTGGTAGGGGGGCTGACCTTTTTATTATTGACGATCCTCATTCCGAACAAGAGGCTAAACAAGGAAGAGCAGACGTTTTTCTTCCCGCTTGGGAGTGGTTTCAGTCTGGTCCTATTCAGCGTCTTATGCCTGGGGGCGCTATTATTATTGTGATGACTAGATGGTCGAAACTTGATCTAACCGGTCAGGTTATTAACCACATGTCTAAGAATGAAGATGCAGAACAGTGGGAGATCGTTGAATTCCCTGCCATTTTGCCAAGTGGCAACACACTTTGGCCTGAATTTTGGTCCGTAGAAGAATTAAATGCCAAGAAAGCCTCACTTGATCCACGATACTGGCAGGCCCAGTATATGCAGGACCCGACGGCTGAAGAAGGCGCGTTAATTAAGCGTGAATGGTGGAATATTTGGGAGAAAGACGACCCTCCCCAGTGCGAATACATCATTATGTCCCTGGATGCAGCACAAGAAACTAATAATAGAGCTGACTACAACGCTTTGACTATATGGGGCGTGTTCTTAAACGAAGAAGTCAACAACTACAACATCATATTACTTAATGCTATTAAGAAGCGGATGGAGTACCCCGAGTTAAAGAAGATGGTGTTTGAAGAATACAAAGAATGGCAACCGGATACTTTTATTGTTGAGAAAAAGTCCAACGGGTCTGCGCTTTACCAAGAAATCCGACGCATGGGCGTGCCTGTACAAGAGTTCACGCCAAGCAAAGGACAGGATAAGATTGCTAGGGTCAATTCAGTAACCGATTTATTTTCATCTGGGATCGTCTGGGCGCCCGATAAACGTTGGGCTAAAGAAGTTATGGAAGAATGCAATGACTTCCCCAGCGGTTCAAACGATGATTTAGTTGACTCCACGACCCAGGCTTTGATGCGTTTTCGTAACGGTGGATTTATTAGACTGCCGTCTGATGAGCCTGAAGAACCAGCAATGTTTAGGCGTAAAAACCAATACGCCTACTATTAAGGATAGATCATGGCTACAAGCTTTTTTGACAAAGCACTAAATCAAGCACCCCTTGGGTTGCAGAACGAAGGTCTGGTCATGGAGCCAGATATCGAGATTGAGATTGAAGATCCTGAGTCAGTATCAGTGGGTCTTGGTGGTCTAGAGATTGTGATTGGCAAAGAAAAAGAAGAGGAAGGGTTTAACGACAACCTTGCCGAAGACATGGACCCCAAGGAGCTAGCCACCCTTGCTGAAGATCTGTGTAGTGATTTTGAAGATGACATCTCGTCCCGCAAAGACTGGATGCAGACTTATGTCGATGGGTTGGATCTGTTAGGACTAAAAGTTGAGGACCGCACGGAGCCTTGGCCGGGGGCTTGTGGTGTGTACCACCCCTTGCTGACAGAAGCTGTGGTGAAGTTTCAGGCTGAGACCATCATGGAGACATTTCCAGCGCAAGGTCCGGTACGTACCAAGATTATTGGTGAAGAAACTAAAGAGAAGAAAGAGTCTGCTGTGCGTGTGCAGGCAGATATGAACCACCAGCTTACTGATGTGATGATTGAGTACAGACCTGAGCACGAGAAGATGCTGTGGGGACTGGGGCTGGCGGGTAATGCGTTTAAGAAAATCTACTTTGACCCAGGGCTTGATAGACAGACGGCGATGTATGTCTCCGCTGATGATCTTGTAGTTCCTTATGGGGCGTCTAATATTGAGACAGCCGAGCGTGTTACGCATGTTATGCGTAAGACTAAAAATGAGCTGGAGCGGTTAATGGACAGTGGGTTCTACGTTGACGTAGAGCTTGAAGATCCTAGCGATTCGCTTGATGAAGTAGAGAAAAAGATTGCAGAAAAGATGGGGTTCAGGGCAACTACTGATAACCGGTACAAGCTCTTAGAAATGCACGTCACCTTAGATCTCCCAGGCTTTCCTGATAAAGATGAAGATGGTAAAGAGACTGGGCTGGCTGTTCCGTACGTTATTACCATTGAGAAATCAAACAGTAAGATCTTAGCGATTAGGCGTAATTGGAACCCTGACGACGAGTTAAAGAGAAAACGCCAGCACTTCGTACACTACCCCTATATTCCAGGCTTTGGCTTTTATGCCTTTGGGCTTATCCACCTCATCGGTGGGTTTGCTAAGTCGGGGACATCAATTCTTCGACAGCTTGTTGATGCAGGCTCACTTGCCAATCTCCCAGGTGGATTTAAAACCAAGGGGATGCGGACTAAGGGCGATGACACGCCGTTTGCTCCGGCTGAATGGCGCGATGTGGATATAGCCTCGGGTGCTCTCAAAGACAACATCATGCCGCTTCCGTACAAGGAGCCGTCGCAGGTGTTGGCTGCGCTCATGGACAAGATCATTGACGAGGGGCGCAGGTTCGCCTCTGCTGCTGATCTTAAAGTCTCTGATATGTCGGCTCAGTCCCCGGTTGGGACTACGCTAGCGATACTAGAACGCACACTGAAGGTGATGTCGGCTGTTCAGGCGCGGATTCACTATTCGATGAAGCAGGAGTTCCGGCTCTTAAAGACCATCATTGCTGATTACACACCTGAGACTTACGACTACGAGCCGATTGATGGTCGCCCCAGGGCTAAGAAATCTGACTATGACAACGTCGATGTAATTCCGGTCAGTGATCCGAACGCAGCGACAATGAGTCAGAAGGTTGTGCAGTACCAAGCAGTTATGCAGTTGGCTGCTACTGCGCCGCAGTTATACGACTTACCATATCTTCACAGGCAGATGTTAGAGGTGCTTGGTATCAAAAATGCCGAGAAGCTCGTGCCGATGGAAGATGATATGAAACCGACTGACCCTGTATCTGAGAACATGGACATGTTCCAAGGCAAGCCGGTCAAGGCGTTTATCTATCAAGATCACGCCGCACACATCACAGTGCATATGTCAGCACTGCAAGATCCGATTACTTCTCAAGTTCTTGGTCAGAGTCCAAACGCTCAGGCTATGCAAGCAGCATTTATGGCGCACATTGCCCAACACTTTGCCTTTCAATATCGTAAAAACATCGAAGATAAACTCGGGGTTCCCTACCCTGCACCCAACGAAGAACTGCCCGAAGAGATGGAGGTCGAGATCTCCAGACTTGCAGCCGCAGGAGCACAGAAACTCTTGCAGTCTAATCAGGCGATGCTTCAACAACAGCAAGCTCAACAGCAGGCACAAGATCCGATTGTGCAGATGCAGCAACAAGAACTTCAGCTTCAGGCCCAAGAATTGCAACGCAAGGCAGCTAAAGATCAGACGGATGCTCAACTTAAAGCAGCCCAGATCGAGACCGAGCGTATGCGGATTCAGTCACAGATGGAGATTGACGGTGCCCGACTGGGTGCTCAGATCGCCAAAGACCAGATGGAGCAGGAGTTCCAAGCAGGTGTCGAAGCTGTTCGTAATGAGATAGAGGGCACACGAATTGGTGCTGATATCGCTAGGAATATTGCTGCGATGCAGCAACAACGCGAACAGACAACTGCTAAGGCTGTTGAACCTAAGAAGGGAACTAAATGAACGAAACCGAGAAAGTTTTACGACATTTGATTAGTCGTTGTGTCGATGAACAGAAGCATTTAGCCGAAGTTCTAGCGCAAGGGCTGGCAAAGGACCACGCGGATTATCGCTTTCAGTGCGGTGTGATGCGTGGAATTTCAGTGGCGCAAGGATATCTTGCCGATATGTTAGAAAGGATGAGTGACGACGATGAGTGAACTCCTAGTAGGGTCTACAAGCGGCTCTGCGACGGTATTGCCTGAAACCGCCGAAGAAAAAGCGCGACAACTCCCTGATCCATCAGGTTATCGAATATTATGCACGATCCCAGAGATTGACGATAAGTTTGATAATGGCTTGATTAAAGCCGATGTCACGATGCACCACGAAGAATTACTGACGACGGTGCTTTTTGTCATCAAGATGGGGCCGGATGCGTACAAAGATGAGAAGCGATTCCCGTCTGGGCCGTATTGCAAAGTGGGTGATTTTGTATTGGTACGTCCGCACGCGGGTACACGACTGAAAATTCACGGTCGTGACTTTCGCATCATTAACGATGACTCTGTCGAGGGGGTTGTAGAAGATCCTCGCGGTATTAGTCGCGCATAAGGGGTTTAAAAATGGCTGAGCAAGAAAACGCCAACACCGAGTTTGAAATCGAGATTGAAGACGACACTCCTCCCGAAGATCGTGGGCGGGAACCCTTACCCAAAGAGCTAGTCAAGGAGCTTGAGGAAGACGAACTCGAAGAGTATTCCGAGAAAGTCAAAACTCGCCTCAAGCAGATGAAGAAAGTCTGGCACGACGAGCGTCGTGAGAAAGAACGTGCGTTGCGTGAGCAGCAAACTGCGATTGAAATGGCGCAGCAGTTGCAAAACGAGATTAAAACGCTACGTTCTAAAGTGACTGAAAACGAAGGGCATTTAGTAAGCACAGCTAAAAATGCTGTGGAATTAGAACTTAAAAACGCTGAGAAAGCCTACAAAGAAGCTTATGAAGCGGGAGATTCTGATAAATTATTAGAAGCCCAAAAGCAATTAACTGAAGCATCTTATAGACTTGAGCGGTTAAAAGGATACAAACCCCCTGTACAACCGCAAGGAACTGAAGTAAATTTACCTAATTCGCAGCCACAGGCTCCGAGATTGGACCCAAAAACTGATTCATGGCGTAGACAAAATACGTGGTTTGGATCAGATGACGAAATGACCGCTGCCGCACTTGGCCTAAACAACAAACTGCTTAGGGAACGCGGTGCAGCATTTGAGGGTTCTGACGAGTACTGGGAAATCGTTGATAAGACGATGCGTAAAAGATTCCCCGAGTATGAATGGGGCGATGAACCTGCTGAGCCTGAGACAAAATCACCTCCAGCACGTACAGAAAGACCAGCTACGATTGTGGCTCCCGTTTCTCGTAGTACGACTTCCAAAAAAGTCAAACTTAATCAATCCCAGCTTAACGTCATCAAAAAGATGGGAATAACTCCTGAGCAATATGTGAGGGAACAAATGAAATTGGAGCGTGCAAATGGCTGAAAATCGTTTATCCAGAGAAGTTGAGAACCGTGAGAAGTTAGCTCGCCCTAAACAGTGGAAGCGTGCGGATGTCCTACCTGAAGTCGATCCAATGCCTGGATATGTACCCCGCTGGGTGCGTGTGTCCTCGCTTGGTAAGGCTGACCCCAAGAATATCTCTGCCAAACTCAGAGAAGGTTGGGAGCCGGTAAGGGTTGAAGAGCAGCCAAACCTTATGTTTATGCGCGATGAGAACAGCCGGTTTAAAGACAACATCGAGATTGACGGATTGTTGCTCTGCAAGATGCCTGAAGAGTTCGTTAAACAACGTACCGATCACTTCAACAATGTTGCCAAATCCAACATGGACGCTGTAGACAACAACTTTATGAAAGAGAGCGATTCCCGTATGCCACTCTTCGCAGAGAAGCGTACCAAGGTTTCGTTCGGTAAAGGAACTTAACTTAAACGAGGTCAAAAATGGCTTATCCTGTCATTGATGCTCCTTACGGTTTTAAAGCTATTAATGAACTTAATGGCCTACCGTACGCTGGAGCAACGCGACAGTTCCCTATTGCCCGAAGCTACAACACGGATCTTTTTTATGGGGATCTAGTTCAGCTTCAGACAGACGGAACTCTGATTAAAACGTCTTACTCCGCCGCTTCCAGCCCCACTTCGGTGATCGCTGGTGCGATTGGCGTGTTTGTTGGCTGTCAGTTTACGAACCCAACGACTAAGCAGCTTCAGTTCTCGCAGTACTATCCTGCCAGCACTGCTGCAAACGACATCCTGGCATTTGTCATCGATGATCCGTCTGCTCTGTTTAAAGTCGTTATGGTTGGTCAAACTTCCAGCGAGAGCAACACTGTTTCTACGGTTGGCTACGCTAACCAGTCGTTCATTGGAACTAACGTGTATGCAGTTACCGGCGTTGCTGGTAGCACGACTACGGGTAACTCCAAGATGGCTGTGTCGGGTGATGGCCCAACGGATGGCACAGGTAACGTTCGCGTTGCCAGCAGTTCGTTGCCCTTCCGTGTGGTAAATGTTGTACCTGAGACTGCATACACTGTAGTTGGTACTGGAACTTCTTCTAGCACCACGATTACTTTGGATGCGGCTGTTACTGGACTTCAGGCTGGTATGGCTGTTGTTTGTGCTGCGGCTTCGGCTGGTGGACAACCCGGTGACTACAACTATGTTACTAATGTTAACGGCACTACCGTTACTGTAGCTAAAACGCTTACGGCTGCTACTGCGGGTTCTCAGTTTACCTTTATTGGGTACCCTGAAGTTCTCGTTAAGTGGAACCAAGGCTGGCATAGCTATCAGTACGCTACTGCGCTTGCGTAAAGGGGAAACTAAATGGCTATTTCACGCGCACAACTACTGAAAGAGCTTCTCCCCGGCCTGAACGCATTGTTCGGCTTGGAGTACGCTCGCTATGGCGAAGAGCACAAGGAAATCTACGAAACCGAGACTTCCGAGCGTTCGTTTGAAGAGGAAACCAAACTGTCTGGATTCTCGGCCGCACCGGTCAAGAACGAAGGCAGCGCGATGGCCTACGATAACGCGCAAGAAGCTTGGACCGCTCGTTACGTCCATGAGACTATTGTCTTAGGATTCTCGCTAACCGAAGAGGCTATCGAGGACAACCTGTACGACAATCTGGCTAATCGCTACACCAAGTCCTTAGCTCGCGCTATGGCATACACCAAGCAGACCAAAGCTGCTGCGGTTCTGAACAACGGCTTTAATACTGCCTACACGGGCGGTGATGGAGTTGCTCTGTTCTCGACAGCACATCCTTTGATCTCTGGTGGCACCAACAGCAACACGCCCGCAGTTGCGGCTGACCTTTCTGAAACATCGTTGGAAGCAGCGGTTATTCAGATTGCAGCTTGGACTGACGAACGTGGTCTGTTGATTGCAGCTAAGCCGAAGAAGCTGATCATCCCGTCTGCATTGCAGTTCGTTGCAACTCGTATTTTGGAAACGGAACTGCGCGTTGACACGGCAGACAACACGATCAACGCCTTGAAGAACAATGGCTCGATCCCCGAGGGTTACGCCATTAACCACTTCTTGACGGATACGGATGCTTGGTTCCTTACGACTGACGTGCCCAATGGTATGAAGCACTTTGTCCGCGCACCTTTGACACAGGGAATGGATGGCGATTTCGATACCGGAAACGTTCGGTACAAGAGCCGCGAGCGTTATTCGTTCGGTTGGTCTGATCCGCTTGGGATGTTTGGTTCGCCCGGAGCATAATAAAATCAAGGATTTAGCTTGGTTTGGAAGAGCCACCTTCGGGTGGCTTTTCTTTTTGTGGGGTACATGATATAATTCTCCGTATCGTAACTAAGGAGATGGAATGGACACCACAAATTTACCCAAAACCCGACAAGAAGCTAAAGCCACAGGTGCCAAGTACTACTTCACTGGCGAGCCTTGTAAGCATGGGCACATTGCACCGCGCAAAACTAAAGGCTCATGCGTTGAATGTTTGAAAGTTGAATGGGAAAAAGCCAATACCACCAGAGCCGATTACTTCCGCGACTACAACAAATCAGAAGCGGGGCAACAAGCTAAGCGAAAGTATTACGAAGCAAACAAAGAAAACGTCATTGCGCGGGCACAGGCAAGACCAGACGAGGATAAACGCCGATATAAAAAAACTCATAAGGTCAACAACCCTGATATGTATAAAGAAATGACTAGCTTACGTCGTCGAAGATTTAGGGATGCCACGCCTAAATGGTTGACGGACACTCACAAAATGGAAATCAGGTTGAAATACAGGCTAGCTATTGAACTTAGCCGTGCTACTGGAGAACGTCATGCGGTGGATCATATTGTCCCCCTTCATGGTGAAAACGTATGCGGGCTTCATGTGCCTTGGAACTTGCAAGTTTTAACCCAAAAAGACAACTTGCTTAAATACAATCGCATGGTTGACACACCCCTCACAACCTGATAAAACACTGATATTCCGGGGTTAGCCCGGTGTATTAGACAGTCCCGGCTGACGACATGCAGACTAATACACCGATATCGCATGTGAGGATTACATGGCACGTACAACCTTCTCCGGGCCAGTAAAGTCGGATAACGGCTTTGAGGGCAGCTTCATCGGCACCCTTGCAATTACTGAATCCGGTAATACCATCACCACCACAAACACTGCAACCAGCGGCACGTATCAGCCTTTGGTTGTTGACACCACGATGTCTGGCGCGGGCGCAGACGGCGGTCGTACTAAATTTTCGATGTCTACCAACGTGGCGTTGGGGTCGTTCTCCAACGCTCTAAAAGCTGAAGTCACCTACGGCGCTTCGGGCCGCACGACCGGTCTTGGTTCGGCGTTTGTTGCTGAGTTAAGCCTTTCGGCAGGTACTACTTCCGGTACTTATGCGCCCCTAGAGCTTGAACTTAATTGTGCTTCCGGTGACTCTACTGGTACGACAACGTCACTTATCTACGCTTCGGTCAACGGTACGGGCGCGGGCACGGTCGATACCAACGGTGTTTTCATGAACATCCAAGGTTTGACGGCTGGGGCAGGAAAAATGCTGGTAGCTGGTACGACTTTGGGCACTGCTTACGGCGGTCTTCGCGTTAAGGTTGGTGCTACCAACTACTGGATTCCGCTCTACGCTGCTCAGCCCACCTAATGGAACTAACCAAAGAAACCTTGCTGGAAGTCAGACAACAAGCCATAGCCAAACGGCAAAACTTGTTTGAGATGCTCCAGCAAGCTAACGGTGCAATAGATATGGTCGATTACTTGCTTCAGAAGATGGAGCAAGAAAAACCGGAGCAGCAGAATGGCGACGATGCAATATGATGTCTTTGCGACCCAACCGCTAACCTCGACTGGTGATTTTTTAAACCAAAACAGTTTGGCGGTTCCACGCGCAAGGATCAAAACGATCTATGCAGTAAATGGCACTGATGCTGGGTCTGTCGTTATTCGTGATGGAAGCGCAACGGGTCCAGTTTTGTTAACAGTTAATACAGCGGCAAAAGCCAATGCTGGGTATACCATCATCCCACTCCCCGGCGAAGGTATTTTGGCTTCTGTTGGGCTGCATGGCACTGTTACAAACACTACGTCAATGGTGATCTTCTATGGCTAAGACTCCGGCATGGCAGCGTAAAGAAGGTAAATCTGAAAAAGGCGGACTCAACGCCAAAGGCAGAGCTTCATATAACGCAGCTAATCCGGGTAAGCCTGGGCTTAAACCCCCCGCTCCAAACCCAAAAACCGAGAAAGATGCTAACCGGCGTAAGTCTTTTTGTGCAAGGATGAGTGGGATGCCTGGGCCAATGAAAGATGAAAAAGGGCGACCAACGCGCAAAGCGTTGTCGTTAAAGGCGTGGAAATGCTAGCCTGTACACGCTGTAAAGAGGAAAAACCAGAAACAATTGAGTTCTTCCCTCCACACAACAAAAAGCGTAACGGTTTAGATAGCTGGTGCCGTAGTTGTCGTGCAACGTATCGAAATGCAAACTGTCGTGGGCGGTTTCGTGATGTAATTACAGACGAAGCTTTAGCGGATATAAAAGCCACGGTTACACAGTGTGTTATTTGTGGGGATAACGGGCCTTTGGTTGTAGACCATGACCATGTAACCGGAGAAGTAAGAGGGATGCTCTGCAATCACTGTAATAGAGGGTTAGGGCATTTCCGTGATGACCCAATGTTGTTGGAGTTTGCCGCCCAGTATCTTTATGCTTCAGCAGATGCTCCTGAGTGGGATGCGTATAAAGTTAAGGCGGAGCAGTGCTAAATGGATCCGATTATTCTTTGGAATCTCATTACGTCTATCTTAGTAGGGCTTGTGATGTTCATGCTTAAGAACTCGCATGAGGAACAGCAGCGCATCCAGATCCTACTAAACAAAACGAGGGAGGAAATCGCTCGTGATCACATCACTCGTGCAGAAGTTCGTGCGGACCTTGAAAAGATTATGGAACGCTTTGATACAGGCTTTGAACGGCTTGAAGCAAAGATTGATGCCCTCGCTAAAAAAGGATAGTGATGCCAGCAGTCAGCGAGAAGCAGAGAAGGTTCATGCAGGCAGTAGCGAACAATCCGAAGTTCGCAAAGAAAGTTGATGTCCCTCAATCCGTTGGAAAGGAATTTACGATGAAAAAGATGAACATGGGCGGCATGTCCGCAAGCAAGATGGGCGCAGTTAAGACCGCAGCTCCTAGCCGTGATGGTGTTGCTATGAAAGGCAAGACCAAAGGCAAGATGGTTGTCATGGCCGGTAACAAGATGGCTGGTGGTGGGATGGCTTACCGCAAAGGCGGGAAAGCAAAGAGCTGCTGAGATGATGGCCTCACGCGGGATGGGGGCGATTCGCGCCTCCAAGATGCCCAAGCCGGTTACCAAAGCTAGGCGGGATGACACCGATTTCACGGCGTTTTCTAAAGGCGGCGAGTCCCGCGTGAACGAAGCTGGCAATTACACCAAGCCGGGGATGCGTAAAGCATTGTTCAACAGCATTAAAGCTGGTGGTAAAGGTGGTGCGCCGGGGCAATGGTCCGCGAGGAAAGCTCAGATGCTTGCTATGAAGTACAAGCAAAAGGGCGGGGGTTATCGAGATTGAAAGCACCTCAGCAGAGTCTGAAGAATTGGACTGACCAGAAATGGAGAACCAAGAGTGGCAAACCTAGTACACAGGGTTCAAAAGCAACTGGCGAGCGGTATCTCCCAGAGGCGGCAATCAATGCTCTTACACCTGCTGAGTACGCTGCGACAACAAGAGCTAAACGCGCTGGAAAACGCTCGGGAAAGCAATTCGTCAAACAACCAAAAGGCATTGCTGCTAAGACCGCGAGGTACAGATAATGGCTAAAAAGTTTCCTGATTTAACAGGCGATGGGGATGTGACCAAAGCGGACATTCTCAAAGGTCGTGGTGTAGAAGGTTTTAAAAGCGGTAAGTTTATTCAAGCTGCAATTAAGAAACCGGGAGCACTTCGTGAACAGCTTGGTATTAAAGGTAAAAAGCCGATTCCTGCGAAGATGCTTGATAAAGCTACTAAGGCTCCGGGCAAACTTGGGCAAAGAGCTAGGCTTGCTAAAACGCTCCGAGGGATGAAGTGACAACAACTTCAGGCACGACAGTCTTTAATCTCGATCTAAACGAGATTATTGAAGAGGCATTTGAGCGGTGCGGGATTGAGGTGCGTACTGGGTACGAACACCGTACGGCTCGTCGTTCCATGAATTTGATGTTTACTGAGTGGGCTAACCGGGGTATCAACCTGTGGACGATTGAGCAGGGCCAGATCGCCATGACCACGGGTACGATTGTTTACAACTTGCCGGTAGATACAGTAGACCTCATTGAGCAGGTTATTCGTACGCAGACTGGAATCCCTCAGACGGATATCAATATCACGCGTATCTCAGTCGATACCTACGCCACGATACCAAACAAGAACGCCCAAGGCAGACCCATTCAGGTTTGGATCAATAGGCAGTCAGGGGTACTGACACCTACTGGAATTGCGTACCCTACGATCAACGTCTGGCCTGCGCCAGATCAAGATAATTTTTACACCTTTGTGTACTGGCGATTACGTCGTATGCAGGATGCTGGCGGCGGAGCCAACATTCAGGATGTGCCATTTAGGTTCATTAACTGCTTGGCTGCTGGGTTGTCGTACTACTTGTCACTGAAGATTCCCGAGGCCGCGCAGCGCATACCGATGCTGAAAGAGATGTATGACGAACAGTTAAGGCTTGCGTTAGACGAAGACCGCGAGAAAGCCCCCTTGCGGATCGCACCACGGCAGTTGTTCTACTGATATGCCTAATCGGTTTGCATCGGGTAAGTGGGCCATATCGCAGTGCGATAGGTGCGGCTTTCGCTACAAACTGAAAGAATTGCGTGGTCTTGTTATCAAGACTAAGAACGTCAACATCATTGTCTGCCCTACTTGTTGGGAAGAAGATCAACCGCAGTTGCAGCTTGGTATGTATCCTGTGGACGATCCACAGGCGTTGCGGAATCCTCGTCCTGATACGACGTATCGCGTTGCCGGTCTAAACGGGTTGCAGATCAATACAACGACGACGCAACTAGGTAGCGGAGACCCCTCTGGAGGTAGTAGAATCATTCAGTGGGGATGGGCACCTGTGGGTGGGGCAAGATCTTATGACACAGGTCTAACGCCGAACAATCTTGTGCTGGGCATCACGCTAGGCACTGTTACTGTAAATGTTACATAGGAGTCTATGATGGACAAGAAAGACTTAGCCCAAGACAAGAAAATGATTGCTGGTGCAGTACACAAGCATGAGAAAGCCAAGCACAAAGGTGCCCCACTGACCAAACTCCGTAAGGGCGGTAAGACTAACGCCGAAATGAAGACGCTAGGTCGGAACATGGCTAAGATTGCTAATCAGAAATCACCTTCTTTCAAATACAAGATGGGGGCGAAATGAAACACAGCAAAATGCCAACACCGGTGCCCGTTAAAAACACAAATAACGGTTACCCAAACAACATACCTAACACCCAGACGGTAAAGATTCGGGGAACCGGATGCGCCACAAAGGGTACAGGTGCTTCTAAGAAGATGGGCTAATGAACTACGCTACCCTTTTCAAAACGATTCAAGGTTATCTGGAGAACGACTTTCCGTCGTTTACTGGCGCTGATTCGTCTGGATCGGGTACAGCGACGTTGACTGCCAAACAGCAGATTGATACGTTCATTACTCAAACTGAACAGCGCATCTATAACTCGGTACAGTTCCCGCAGTTTAGGAAAAATGTTACTGGGCAGATGACCGCAGGGAATCGATACTTCCAACTACCTACTGCGTCTACTGTACCCCCATCTGATTTTTTGGCGGTGTATGAACTAGCTGTGATTAACCCAACAACGAGTGAGTACGAGTATTTACTCAATAAGGATGTTAGCTATATTCGCGCTTCGTATCCTAATCCAACAACGACTGGGATTCCTAAGTATTACGCGCTTTTTGACCAAGATACTTTACTTTTAGGCCCGACGCCTCTGGCTAATTACACGGCTGAACTTCACTACTTCTACTACCCAGAATCCATCACTACAGCAAACACGACTTGGCTTGGCGATAATTTTGATTCGGTGCTTCTCTATGGCTCTTTGGTTGAGGGTTATACCTTTATGAAGGGTGAGGCTGATGTCATTGCTGGGTATATGAAACGATATGAAGAAGCCATGATTCTTGCTAAGCGTCTTGGTGATGGTATGGATCGCCGCGATGCTTACAGGTCTGGTCAGGTCAGGATGTCGGTGAACTAATGGCCTTTATTGGAAACTACACATGCAACTCCTTCAAGCAGCAATTGTTTGAGGGGGATTTTGATTTTTCTTCGGGTACGACACAGACCTTTAAGATCGCGCTGTACACCAACGATGCCACCCTTGATCAAACCACAACGGCTTATACGACTACTGGCGAGGTTGTGGCTACGGGGTATACGGCGGGTGGAGAAGCCATCACTCCTTCACTTGCTATTGATAGTTCCACAGGTATTGCTTATATTGACTTTTCTAATGCTTCTTGGAGTGGTGCTTTCACTGCTCGGGGTGCTTTGATTTATCGGGAAACAACTGGCAATCCAGCAATTTGTGTTCTTGATTTTGGTTCAGATAAGACTTCGACAACTACGTTTGTCGTTGAGTTTCCCCCCAATACCAGCACCGGCGCACTAATAAGGCTTTCATGATGGGTACCCCTGTCGGATTCTTTTCCGAACCACCAACCGTTGTAATTGCTCCGATCCCTCCCAAGGATGATGAAACTTGGGTTGCTGCTGAAGAAGTGGAGATGGAGGGGTCGTTAAATATTGACTTGGAAGTTCTCAAAACTAACGTATCGCACAACATCAAATTGGGGTTTCAACAGATTGTTCCCCATCCTACGAATGATGTTGAAGTCATGATTGTTGGGGGCGGACCCTCACTTGCCGAACATATAGGCACAATCAAACAGCTACGGCAACAAGGCGTAAAACTTATTACGTTAAATAATGCGTATCAATTCTGTATTGATCACGGCCTTTTACCTTCTGCTTATTTTATGGTTGACGGTCGTGAGTTCAACAAACGCTTTTTGACATCGATCATTCCTACCTGTAAGTATTTTCTCTCTTCACAATGTCACCCAACTGTGTTTGAAGGGATGCCTAAAGAGCAAACTTATATCTGGCACACCAGTGCAGAAGAGATCCAAGAGATTTTGGCAACCGAGTACAGAAATTGGTATGCGGTGCCTGGGGGTTCGACGGCATTGCTTCGGGCCATCCCTATGTTTAGAATGTTAGGGTTTAAGCGGTTTCACATCTTTGGATGCGACTCTTGTTTAGAAGACGGTAAGCATCACGCTTACGCGCAAGCAGAAAACGACGGTCTTCCTGTTGTGCCGGTAAAAGTTGGCGGAAAGCTCTTTTACTGTCATCCTTGGATGGTCTCGCAAGCAAGGGAGTTTATCGACCTGATTAAGTTCATGGGCGATGAAATGGAACTTCAAATCTACGGCGGAATGCTTCATCAAATCTTAGTTACTGGGGCGTCGAACGCCGATATTAAGGAGTATTGAAATGGCCGCTTCCGCATGGCAGCTCTACAACGACGCCAAACGCTATATCGGCAATGGGACGATTCAGCTTGGTGTTAACAACTTTAGGATGGCGCTTTTTACAAGCGCAAGTAACACTTCAACGTTTACGTTAAGTACCTTTGGTTCACTTACTAACGAGATCGCAGCCACTGGAGGTTATGTCTCTGGTGGTAAAGCACTCGTACCGGCAACGGGGCAGTGGACAACTGGAGCGTCTGCTAAGCAGATGAAGTTTACTTACTCGACGATTGGGCTGACGTTCACGGCTTCTGGTGCTTCTTTAACTAACGTTAAATATGCTGTGATTTTTCAATCGGCTGCTACGTTAGCTAACGGTAAGCTTGTGTGTTTCTGCCAACTTTCCTCTTCGCAGTTCACGGTTTCTTCCCCTAACACGTTGACAGTGCTTCCTGCTGCAACGGGTGTATTTACCCTAACTTAAACTAGGGGGTCGCGGTGGCGACTACAGAAACAGGTTGGGGCCGAGGTACTTGGGGGTCGTATGAATGGGGGGTTGGTATCCTCATTACTCCCGATACTGGAGCTATCAGTGCAGTAGGTTATGCCCCCTCTAATGATGCTGGCGTTGTACCCACTACAGGAACGGCAAATTTTGCCGGTGTAGCACCTCTAGTTGATCAAGGTATCGTACCGTCTAGTGGATCGCTTTCTTTTGTTGGACAGACACCCACCTCTGTTATTGGATCGGTTGTTACACCAACAGGTGGGGCGGTTATTGTGGGGTCTGCGCCTACGGTTGTTGTACGGGGCACAGTTATTGTGCCTACAGTCGGTACAGTTGCTCTTGTTGGTGTTGCGCCCACATCAGTTGTTGGGGGTGTTATTACCCCTCCGGTTGGGGCGCTTCAGATCACAGGAGTGGCTCCCACACCTGTTAGGGGGTTAGTTGTTCGTCCTGGCTCTGGCACGTTGAGTTTAGTAGGTAGTGCGCCTACAATTAACAATCCTAACTGGACCAATATAGATGACTCGCAGACCCCCAACTGGACCAATATTAATGATTCGCAATCCCCTGGGTGGGGTGCAATAGATACTTCACAGACGCCAAATTGGTTGCCTGTAGCGGCTTAGGAGCAATTCATGACTATCAATCGTACGACCCTTTTAGACCTTCCTCTTCCAGTTACCGGTACGGAACCTAATACGTGGGGGGATGTTGTCAACTACGGTCTAACCGAATATTTAGATATTTCAATTGCTGGGTCGTTAGATCTAAGTACCGATGCTGATGTATTACTTGCTTCTACGGAAGGCACAGCTATTGCTGACAATATTGGGGCTACTACAGCTCAGTACGCTGTTTTACGATGCACAGGCTCCAGAACTGTTACTCGAAACATCACTGCTCCAGCTTGGGCAATTAGTAGCGGTACGCTAACTGACTATAGTAAAACTTATATTGTTGTTAATGAAACAACAGGTGGTCAGAATATTGTTCTTAGAGCCACTAATTCGGTAACTCCTACGTATACAACTGGGGTAACTATTGTTCCTGGAGAACGCGCTGTTTGTGTTTGGAATGGCTCTGATTTTGTCAAAGCTGGTGGTGTAACTGGCGGGTCTAACACACAAGTCCAGTACAACAATGCTGGGGTTCTTGGTGGTATAGCTAACGCTACATCAGACGGCACAACATTATCAATGACTTCTCCCAAAGTCATTACCGGTATTAACGACACCAACGGTAATGAGCTTCTTAAGGTTACGGCGACCGGATCGGCAGTTAATGAACTTACGCTTGCTAATGCTGCAACAGGTAATGCGCCAACGTTATCGGCCACAGGTGACGATACCAATATCGGTATCAATATAACTCCCAAAGGTAGTGGTGTAGTAACCATCAGTAATCTTGCTGTCACTACCATAGACGCAACCAACATCGAAGTCACCAACATCAAAGCCAAGGACGGTACGGCTGCGGCAAGTATTGCTGATTCCACAGGCGTTGTTTCTATAACTGCTAACCCTGTCCTCTCAGGCGGCACCGCCAACGGAGTCCTGTACCTTGATGGCTCCAAGGTGGCGACAAGCGGGAGTGCGCTGACGTTTGATGGGACGAATTTGGCGACAACTGGCACGGCAACCGCCACCAAATTGATTCCAACAGGCAACGTCACAGCTGGTAATGGGATGTATTTGCCAACTACTAATACGCTGGCTTGGAGCAACAACGGGTCGGAAACGATGCGCCTCGACTCCTCCGGCAACCTTGGTGTCGGTGTGACTCCGAGTGCGTGGAGTCAAGGCAGGGCTATCGAGTTGTTGGCTCCTGGAATGGGGCTGTTTAATGCTGGTTCATTGGGTGGTCCAAGCCTTATTTATTTAACTAGCAACGCATATGTCAATAGTGGTTTTAAGTACGGTGTTAATGGAGAGGCAAGCAGCTATTTACAGTGGCTAGGTGCTCATATTTGGTCCACCGCCCCCTCCGGCACAGCAGGTAATGCTATTACGTTTACTCAGGCGATGACGCTGGATGCCTCCGGCAACCTGGGTATTGGGACGAGTTCTCCGACAAACAAGCTGTCCGTAGATGGCAATGCCAACATCACAGGCAACACAACCCTTGGCGATGCCTCTACCGACACTGTGCAAGTGAATGGGTATATGGGGGTGGGTGGTGCTGCGAACCAAGTAAATGCACTTACTGTGTCAGGGGCTGTTACAGCAGGCACAACACAACGAGTAGCAAGTTTTTCGCAGACTCTTACCACTGCGGCGACCAATAATGGCACTGGTATTGCTGTTGGCCCAATCACATTCAGCAATGGCTCTGGTATTACTTACGCTGAATATAGGGGGGTTGATGTTGTAAATCCGGCAAAAGCTGGCGTGTCAGACACCTTGACATCGCAAAGTGGCGTCTATATTCGTGACCTTACAACGGCCACAAACAACTACGGCATCACCAGCCTTGTCTCCAGCGGCACGAACAAGTGGAACATCTACGCCAGCGGGACAGCGGCGAACTATTTTGCTGGCAACGTGGGTATTGGGACGAGTTCGCCGACTACGGGCGACATGACTGGAACTCCTGCGCTTACGTTGCGTGGAACAAATGCTCGTGTCAATATTGGTACGGCTGCAACAGATATGGCAAACGGCGACATCGGGACGCTGTCCTTTGTTGCTGAGGACCCAAGAGCCGCTAGTGCTGTTGTAAGAAACATGGCAATGATTAAAGCTATTTACTCTGGAAGTAATACTACGCTAGATACAAGTATTGCATTTTATAATGCTTCTGGGTCAGCAAGTGAAATAGAACGTATGCGCCTCGACTCCTCCGGCAACCTCGGTATTGGGACGAGTTCGCCGGGTGAGCGTCTGCACGTTTATGCGAACGCTTCAGACGTTGCTTTGCAAGTGCAAAACAATACTCACGGGTCTTTTCTGCGTAGTGATTCAACTGGCACGCAGATTGGAACAAACTCAGCAAGCAAGCCAATTTATTTTTATGTTGGCGCAGCCGAACGCGCCCGTATCGACTCCAGCGGTAACTTGCTGGTGGGGACGACGAGTTTATCTGGATTTGCATCAGGTATTGTACTTGAAGCAAAAGCAGGCGGTGGGGTTTACTCAAGGCAAATTATAGGGCACTCAAGCAGTACAGGAGCCGGTGAGAAATATCTTGATTTTTTGTTTAATGGATCAACTATTGGCTCCATCACTCAAAATGGCACAACCGCAGTCACCTACAACACCTCATCCGACTACCGCCTCAAAAACATCACAGGCCCGATCACCACCTCTGGTGCGTACATTGACAGCCTCAAGCCCGTTGAAGGCACATGGAAGGCTGATGGCTCCACCTTTGTTGGCTTGATTGCTCACGAGGTACAAGAGGTCAGTAGAACTAAAGTCGCAACTGGTGAGAAGGACGGTGAAGAGATGCAAGGCATGGATTACTCCAGTGCTGAGATCATTGCCAACCTCATCGCAGAAGTAAAATCATTGCGTACCCGTGTTGCGGAGTTAGAAGCCAAATGAAGATGCTAACCGCAGAGAATGATTTCGGATATACAAAGCAAACGGTTGCTTTGGCTGACATTATGATCTCTGAAACTGAATCGGTGCTGGATAACAAGTGGGCCGAGTTTGATAGGCAACGGGCAGTCGCAGAGCATATTGCGGCAAACGGGTTGAAAAACCCAATCATCGTCGTTGCAGACGGAGACAAGTATCGGTTCACCGCTTCTGGCGCAAGACTTCAATTTGCAGTTAAAAACGGCTACACACACATTGACGCTATTGTTTTGACTACTGAAGCAGATGTAAGACCTCTGATGGTAGAGCAAGCCAAGACCGAAGAGCAGTACCTTGATCCTAAATATATCCACCGCTGGTGGGAAGGAACCCAACCATGATCACTTACAACTGGACAATCTCCGCACTCAACTGCATCCCTCAAACTGCTGAAGGTGCAGACTATGTAGTCACAGCACATTGGCAATGCACAGGCACTGATGGCACTTACACCGGCAGCGTCTACAGCACTTGCTCATTCCCGGTAACGCAAGGTGCTTTTACGCCTTACGCCAACCTGACTCAAGATCAAGTCTTGGGCTGGTGCTGGGCCAACGGTGTGGACAAAGACTCAGCCGAAGCAGCAGTGGCGCAGCAGATCCAGAATCAGATTGACCCGCCAATCACAACACCACCCCTACCTTGGAGCCAAGCATGAACGATCAAGACGTAACCGTAAAACTTTCCCTGATGAACAACATCATGGGGTATCTAGGCACACGGCCTTATGGCGAAGTATTTCAAATCGTACAAGCTATTCAAGAGCAAGTATCGCCACAGCTTCAAGTCGCCCCTGAAGTAAAAGCAGAGCAGTAAATGGACGACAAAACCCACGAGTTAGCGGTCCTCAAGGCGCAGGCTAGGATTCGGCTTGAAGAGCTTAAAGCACAAGATTCGGCCAAAGAAGTTGCTGGCAAAGCGATTGGCGAAGATGGCTTACTGTATATCTTCCTAATCGTACTCGTGGGTGTTGGTGCGTCCCTCTTTTTAGACGGCGAAAAAATTGCTGCTGTTATGGGTTTGCTTGGCGCTTCACTTACTGCACTTATTCAAATGCTCAACGGTATCGCTGGAACTGCGCCAAAGCAGGAAAAGCCTGAGTTTGAAGTCATCAAAGATTTGATCCACCGTCTTGACAAGCTAGACCGTGCCGAACAGCCCATGCAGGTAGACGTTGAAGGCAGCAAGGTAACGGTCAAAAAAGGCCAAGACATCGTAACGGCTAAGGGGTAATCATGTTTGATCTGCTCAGTGGCGGTTTACTTGGCTCCATCTTCGGTGGCTTGTTCAGGCTTGCCCCTGAAGTCTTAAAGTTCTTGGACAAAAAGAACGAACGCCAGCATGAACTGAGTATGTTCCAACTTCAGACTGATCTTGAGAAAATGCGCGGTGAGTTCAAGATGGAGGAGAAGTATGTTGACTACAGCGTTCAGCAGCTTGATACCATCAAAAGCGCGTTTCAAGAGCAGGCTGAAACGGCTAAAGCAGCGGGTTGGTTTGTGGCTGCTATCTCGGCGTTGG